ATAGCAGTATTTCTGTCTGTTACTTCAGTTGCAATTGCCGAATCAGAGTAGGCTTTAGTTGCAAGAGCAGCAGTGTCTGCAATCCCATGCACGTCAGTAGTGTCAGAGCTGTGAGTTGAAATCGCTGTATTGCGGGCCGCTATCTCAGCAGCCTCACGAGTGTCTGTGTAAGTAGTTGCTGTTGTTAAACTTGTAGCAATTGCTGCGTTACGAGCTACTATCTCTGCAGCTTCGCGTGTATTAGTGTAAGTTTGAGCAATACCTACAGCTTCATTTTTAGCATTTGCAATGTTTACGTTACGGTCAAGTACTTCATTAGCAATCTTTGTATCTGTGTATGCTAATGCCGCTGCATGATTTGCTGAGTCTATGCCAAGTGCGTAGCCAACAGCGCCGTTGATTGAGTCGTAGATATCTTGCGGTAGTAGTCCTACTTTTACCCAAGAAGTTCCGTTGTCTAGATAAAGATGTCCAAGGTTACCTAGAAGGCTGTATGTATCTGTTGCAACATAAACAGACCCTGCGCTACCAGCAGCTGGGCGAGAAGCAAATGGGCCGTACTGAACCGAAGCCGTTGAACCACCTGCAGCAGTCCACACAGAGCCTGTGTAGCTGTACAAGGTGTTGTTAGTAGTATTGAAGTAAACGTCACCAGCACGAAGCGTTGGGATGCTTGGTTCTGTTGCTGACGCCAATACGTTTAACGGCGTTAAACTTTTTCGGCTCATTTATTATCCGTGTACTACTACCCGATATTGGTTTAGAGTAGGAGCTATTGAGAACAATAAAGTAACTACGTTAACGCTAGTATGCTGAATATCGCAGTTTACTTCTTCGTAAGTTCCGTTTGCTAGGTACACGCCTACAGTTACATCGCGTGTGTTTAGGTTGTGAGTAACTGCAATTGAAGTAGCAGCAGCATCACCGATAGAAGCAGAGTACTTCCGTACAACTACAGCAGTATCAATTGCCACATCGTTTGTATTAGAAAGGATACCTAAACCAGCTCCTACATCAAATGTAGTTCCAGTTTGAGTTAAACCGTTTCCACCTGTGTATGCTCCAGCTCCAGAGAACTGGGTAAAGTAGATTGGGTCTGTTCCAATTTTAATTCCACCAATAGGAGTTACAGCTGTTCCTTCATTACTTTGAACCCAACCAGTGGCTGCTTGAGTACCTGCAACTACGAATACAAAGTCACCAGCAGTTACTTCTCCTGCAATGTTGTTGTCATCATCTGATGCACGAGTCAGTACAGCTGAAACACCTGTAGCACCAGCGGTAGACACACGGTAAATTCCGTTATGAACTTGGTTAGTTTGATTCTTAACCAAAATACGGTCATTAAGCGCTGTTGCAACTCCGTCAATTGTAAGCACACCAGTTGCAGTAATTGTAAGTGTAGCGCCAACACCCGTTCCACCGTCTGCTCCTGTTGTTCCTGGAGTATAAGTGGCTACAAGGTTTGTAGTTGTTGCTAGCTTTGCGCTGTCGTGGATATTTAATCCTTGAGTAACTCCGTCTACGTACGCTTTATTTGCAGCGTCTGTATCCGCAGTTGGTGTTCCAACGTTTGTTAACTTAAATCCGCCAAGAGACACGTTTGCAGCTGCTGCAGCAAAAGCTGAGACCGAGAAGTTTCCAGGAGTAAACCCGTGAACGTGGTCATCCTTAGCTGGAGTTGTTCCAGTTCCGTTGGTTGAAGCTGTTGCAGTGATGTTTGTTGCTGCATTAGTTGAAAGAGCTGGAGTTCCGTGAGAGTGGTCTGAACGAGCTACAGTAAGAGCAGAACCATTGCCAGATGCAATTCCATAAGTGGTTGTTCCAGTTACGTTGCCAAATCCTGGGCCTGCGTGGTTGTGGTCTGCACGAGCATAGTTAGTTGATGTACCGTCTGCAGAAGTACCTGTAATTACTACAGAGGAAGATAGTCCTGAACCAAAGTTGTTTGTTTGTTGCCAAGTTGTCCCGTTTGAGTAATAGAGGAGGTAGTTATCAATTGCGTAATAGAAGGTGCCAGAGTTAGCAGTTGCTGCTGCAGGACGACCAGTCAAAAGACCAGTAGCAAATCCATCGGCTTGACGCCAAGCAGTTCCATTCCAACTGAGCAGCTCGTTTACTGCTGTGTCAAAGTAAATCTGACCTAGGGCAGGAGAAGACGGAGCACTAGCAAGATTTTGAATGACTGCATTTTGCAGTTCATTCTTGTTTAAATCTATGGGTGTTAAAAACTTACGTGCCATTTTTCATGTCTCCTTATGACAGATACGCAACGCCGCTAAATGGTTTTGAAAAAGTGATTGTCAAAGAATCGTTATCCGTATAAGCAATCTCCCCTTCGCACAGACTGCCAGAGGAATCGGCAACTGTTACGTTTGGAAAAAAGTTTAGACCGTGATTTATGACCCAAGTATTAGACGAAGTATTCTGGGTATGATGATACGCAATAGTTTGGGCAAGAGGTCCCCCAACTACTATCTGATTTACTCCAGCAATGCTTCCTGGTACTGGTGCATCAATTAGAACTATATCCGCTGAAGTTGGGACTGTTTCTCCTGGGCGCACATACTGGGTCATTCGGTCACCTGTGGTGTCACAAAGACCTTTCCTGTTACATATGTGTGGGTGATGCCGTCTTCGTCGGTTAACTGTACGTCGTAGTAACAGATTCCTGGAAGAACTCTAGTTTGGTCACTGGTTAGGTCAAGCTGCAGGGTGCGCAATCCTGGCCCATCAGTGCTTCCGATTACTGGGAAAGAGGTGTCAAAAGTAGCTAGAAGAACTGGGCTTCTTGGTACAAGACGAATTTCAGACTTTGCGATGTACGAATCAATCTCAAAACTAAATTGAATTTGGAATGAGAAAGCATCGCCCTGATAAACGTATAGGTCCTGTGTGAAAGCAGTGGTAGGTTTTTCAACCGCTCCATACGTAGGGATAGGAAGGTATACACGAGCTTTTGGCTCTTTGTTGTCTATCTCTTGAGGTACGTATACTGGTACGTAGTGATTTGTAGTCTTTGAAATGCGACGCAGTGTAAAGACGTCAATCTTGTAAAGACCAATACCAAGCTGTGAACATAGTTCTTTGTACTGGTTTTTACGCACTTCAATCATCTGCATTAACTGACGGTAACGCTCTGAGCGAGGAATCTGAACTCCATCAGGTGCCGTAATGTCAATGTCAAAAGAAGCATCAGTAGCTAAAGTGTAGAGCGCAAGTGTGGAAGCCCAAACAATAACTGGATACTCTTCTAGTGTAGAAAGAGTGGTTAGAGAAATGCTTCTTCCGAAGGCGTCTGTATGATTGGTGGTGTGCTGCTGAAAAGCTGTAGTTACAAACTGCTCAATTTCAGCGCTTGTAAAGTAACGGTAGTAATTTCCAGCAACAACAATAAGACGACCAGCAACTGGAGCTGTGTCAAAAATAATATACCCAGTGGCTTCTTCTACTTCTACCGTAGTTGATACATCTACGTTGTTAACGGTAACGATTAGGTTTAGACCGTCAAGAGGAGAGTAGGGAATTAAATACCTACGAGAGGTACCGTCAGCAATTGCTTGAAACACAAAGGACTTAGGGAAGTCACCAAGCTCCGACCGTAAACGGCCTGCCAAACTTGTAAGAGTAGCCACGTAACCTCCATAAACTGTATGGTGCAATCATCTCAAACATACGTAATAAAAAAAGGTCCAACCCCAACTGGGAGGAGGGCGGGAACCAGTTGAGGTTGGACTATTAGTTGACGGCTTAGTTAGGCCGCCAAATATACCCAAGCTCTTCTAGGTAGTTAGCAAGGTGATTCGGTACGCGGTACTTAACTCCAGCTTTAAAGCTGTAGTGGCTTCCGACACCGTATGTCATCTCGTCAATATCTGTAATGGTGCGAATGACTACTGTGTCATTAGCTGTTGTAACTCCGACGTTTTCAATCTCATCCAAGACGAGAGGAGCGTCAGGCTTTTTAGGGTCAAAGACATTGTTCTCTAAATGCTCTGCCTCAACTTGTGCCGCAATTGAGATTTCGTCTTTGCGGTCTTGTAGAATCTTTGCGTTCTTCTTTGCTGCTGCTTCTGCAGCGCGTCCTGTTGCATCTAATGGACTAGTTGGTGTGTTTGCCACGGTGTATTTCTCCTATGTTAGTTTTTGATTGTTGATGGCTGGGGGCCCAGGAAGGAGTAGGGCCCCCAGCTATCGGTAAAACAAGTCTTAGTTTGTGTAAACCTTGACGATAGCCTGGTCGGTGATAACACCAAGACCCCAGATTGCGTACCATGCAAGAGCGTGCTCACGACCGAAGTCAAGAACGCCACCATCGCGTAGTTCTACTGGAAGGCTGATTGCGTGACCAAATGCGTTGTCACCAATCATGATTGACTCGTAAACATCCGCAGCGTTACCTGTAGCTGAAGTTAGGTAACCCTTTTCAGCTGTGAAGTCTGCTGACTCTGGGTTTCCACCTGAGCCTGGAGCGGTGTTAGGAAGTACTGGTACTGAACCTGCTGATGAAGGTGCACCAACTAGTGTTGATGTTGTGTAAGTACCTGAAGCAGCAAGCTTCTTTACCTGTGTTGTTTCAATGAATACTACGTCGTATAGACGACCGATTTCACCGAGCATGAAGTTACCTGGAGCAGCGTACTTTGTGACTTCAATAAACTCTGGGTTAGAGCGTAGGTCACGTGACTGCTTTGGGTGTACGAACTGTACGTATGTCTCACCTAAGCGAGGGATGTTCTTACCAGCAAGGGTAAGAGCTGCATCCTTGATAGCGCCTGTTGTCAACTTGTGGTTTCCGTCAAGTGCTGAGATTGATGTTGCTGGTGTGCCTTCATCGTAGTTTGTGAAAGCGCCGCCTGTGATGCCTGTGCGGTCATAACCAAATACTGCAGAAGTTGCTGCAGAAAGTGTGTTACGTGCCTGTACATCAAGGTACTGTGCCATGTGACGACCTAGAAGACGTGAGGCTGAAGCCATTACGTCATCAAATGATGCATTCAAAAGCATTTCAGAAACTGCTACTGCGTAGCCGTGTTCTGCAACTGTGATTGCAATCTGCTCTGCTGTGAGAGCGTTGGTTGTCATACGTACACCTTCAGTAAGAGGTGCTGGGTCTACTGCAAAGTTCTTGTAACGAAGGAAGTTCACACGAAGACCAGGAGCAACTCCTAGTTCAGTCTTCTTAACAGCGAACTGTTCAAAACGAAGAATTGGCATTGCCTGGAACAAAATTTCTTTTGACCAGATTGTCTGGATTGCCTGGTTCAGGGAGCTATTAGCACCTGAGTAAGCTGTTGGGGCTGACGCGAGTTGCGAGGAGCCTGTAATTGCACTTGCCATTTAGGTCAAGTCCTTTCATTAGTTGGTTGGTGTGGGATTAACCGAACAGTCCCTGACCACGGTTGCTGGCTGCAGTGCCAAGTAGCTTGGCTCTTTGTTTCGCATAATCTGCCAATGACATATCCCTGATAGAATCAGGAGTGTACGAGTTTTGTTCCGAGTTGTTATCCAGGGGTCCTGATGCAGGCGCTGTAACACGTGCGCCTACCATTTGTTGCTTTGCAGATTGCATTGCTGCCTGAGCAGATTGCAAAATACTTTCTGACTTCTCACGCAATAGCGTGATACTAGATTCAATTTCATCTTGAGTATTACCGTTAACTAGGTCAATCAGTTCAGGGACAATATTGTCACGTTCCTGCTCAACACGGGTTGCACGGTAATTCGTAAGGTAATTGAGTTCTTGTTCCTTATGCAGAAGAGCGAAAGCTTTTTCTCTTTCAAGACGCTCATTCTCTAACTGAGAATTGAATTCTTGCTCCTTCTTAACGAGGAGTTCCTTGGCAGAAAGTTCTTCTTCTTCCTTGGACTTTTTAGCTTTTTCTTCTGCTTCACGTGCTTGCTTCTCTAGAGAAGCTTGACGTGCGGCTTCATCTTCTTGAGCTTTTTTCAAAGCTTCAAGTTCTTTAGCCATCTTTTCCATCTGAGGATACAGCTTAGACTTTTCCTGCGCACGAGCCTTTGCAAGGTCATCTGCAGTAAAAACCTGGTCCACTGGTTCACTCACTTCTTGAGCTACAACCGCTGCTGCAGTTGCTGCTTCAAATACTTCTTGATTATCGGCCATTATTAGTCACCTGTTTTTCTTATGTCGTTGTCCGTATGCCTTACGGCGTATCACGTTGGGGTTTAACAAGATAATTTCACTGCAAATGCAGCAAAATGTCTCGCTATATTGCTATTTATTTTTATTGCTTGTCTACTGTTCTCCTTTGAGGAATTTTAGTTCCATAGGCTTCAGTGACAAGTCTCTCTCGGATTGCAGCTTCTTGACCCTTTTCAATGCCTACCATTTGCTGCTGCATTGGGTCGTTTACAGTTTCGTTAGTTTCTGGGCCTGAAATACCGTCACCCATGATGTCTCCATCACCAAGCTCGGTTGGCTGCATAGGAATAGCAGAGTTTCCATCAGGACCTGGCATCATGCCAGTCATGTCCATAATGGCCTTTTGAATCTGAATCTTTACAAGCTGAAGTGCTCCATCAGCACCAGCATCAGAGATTAGCTCTTGACGAATCTCTTGTAGTTTCTCTTCTGGGAACTCTTCTCCCAAGGTGCGTAGTGCGCCTTCCTTAGATTCTAGTCCCATTCCAATCTTTGTTTGAATCTCATTGAGGATAATCAACTTATCAAGAGGCAAAGGTTGAGGGAATTGAACGTAATTCTGGTATGTGATTGGGTCTCTAAAGTCAAGCTGCATTAGCTGTCCGTCTTTAATAGGACCGTCTTCGTCAGGGTTGTATGCAAAC